CCGACTTACAATGCTATTCAAATGTATCAGGACCAATCCTCGATTGCCCTAATGAATCCTATTCAGTCATTGGTATTTACTACATCACTTTTACCAGTTCAAGAAACGAATGTAAGTGCTCCAAAAGTATTTGGAAGTGATAGTAGATTAACATCAAGTAACAATAATGTTAATATAGCTCCTATTATTACAGATTTTGAAGTTCCATTTAGTGCTGATAATACATATAGACCAAACATTGAATACAGTCCCCAGAGTGAATACCGTTTAGTAGATTTATACGGTGCCTCTCCTATTAGTGCTATAGAACTAAGTTGTTTCTGGAAGACACAGTTTGGAAATCTAGTGCCTTTTTATCTAAATAGTAATTGTAAGGCTAATATAAAATTGATGTTCAGGCGTAAGGATTTCAATGTAATAGGATTTAGACCTTAATTACACTAAAAGAATTTAAAAATTTTTTATCTATTTAAGATTGAAACGATTGAAAACGATTGAAAACGATAAATGACGAAAGACTATACAAAAGGCAAAATTTATATTCTTAGAAGTAATTTAGGTGATAAGGTATATATAGGTAGCACTATATCAACATTAGCAGATAGATTTTATCATCATAAAACTAGTTATAGAAAATGGGTATTAAATGGAAAACCAGAGAAACTTGGAAATCCTACTTGTGTATTAGTATTTGAAGAATATGGTTTAGAAAATGTATATATTGAGTTAGTCGAATTATATCCTTGTAGTTGTAAGGATGAACTAGAGAGACGCGAAGGTCAAATTCAAAGAGAATACATTGCTAAACAATTAGCAGTTAATAAAATTATAGCAGGTAGGACTAAAAAAGAATGGTCTTTAGAAAATAAAGATAAACTAGATAAATGGTTTGAAGAACATAAAGAAGATTTAAAAATTAAAAAAAAGAAATATTTTGAAGAACATAAAGATACAATATTAGAGTATAGAAAACAATATATGATTGACCATAAAGAAGAAATATCTAAAAAGAGAAGTCAAAAAGTAAAATGTGAATGTGGTTGTGACGTTAGTAGAAGAAATTTGGCTCAACATAAAAAATCTAAAAAGCACATTGAGTTACTAAAAGTAAAAGATATTTAACAGAGACTTAGTTTTTATTTGGTAAAAATAAAATCTAATTCTATAATATATTATGTCTCAAGATTTTCGTAAAGTTCTCGTAAAGGACCCTAGACTTCTTTGCTCAGATTCTATTAACTATGCAGTAGTTAAGGGAGGACAAAATATGACCTCGGCTGAGTTTGTCGCAACTTCTCAATCAAATTCTTCCCATGTCTATAATATCCAGGTGCCGTCAGAACAGACGATAGTGGACCGTAGAGTAATGTGGGATAGTGAGGTCACACTTAAAATTTCCTCTACTGCTGGTAAACCAGGAGGTATTCCTTTAATTCAATATGGTCTTCGTGATGCTTTAGCACCTTTCCCTCTTCATTACTCAACAAGTGTTATGACTGCTACCATTAACAACTCCTCGGTTTCTATTAATATGCGTGATGTTTTAGCTTCTATTCTCCGCTTCAATGATCGTGCCGAACTTGCTCGTTATAACGGTATGACTCCCACTGCCTATGACACCTACGGTGATTACTCCCAAGGTGTCGGTGCTATTAACAATCCTCTCGGTTCTTGGGTTAACACTGATAATAACAACGATTACACTCCTCGTGGTTCTTGGATTTTAATTGGTTATGGCACTACTCCTGCTTTAGGTGGTGAAGCTCCTCCTGTCGCTGGTGGTGCTGGTCAAGACTACTATGTTAAATTTAAGGTTACCGAGCCTTTACTTCTTTCGCCTTTTATCTTTGCTAAGCCTATGACTAACGCTCAAGGTTTCTATGGTATTCAAAATATGAACTTCGTATTTAACATTGGTGATGCTTCTCGTGTTTGGCGTAGTGCTGATAGCTGGAAAACTGCCAGTATTGTTCAGTTCGAGAACTCTAAACTTCTTTTTAACTTCCTTACTCCCCATCCATCGGACCTTCTCCCTGCTCGTAATGTTGTCCCTTACTATGAACTCCCTCGCTATATTACTAATGCATCAATTAATGCCTTACCTGACCAAGGTTTAACTAGCATTAGCACAAGCACTCTACAGCTTAACCAAATTCCCGATAAGTTAATTTTATTCGTTCGTAAGCCTATGACTTCTCAAGGTGTTAGCGATGCCGATGCTTTCTTACCCATTGATGGTGTTAGCATTAACTTTAACAATCAATCAGGTATCCTTTCTAGTGCTAAAGCAACTGACCTTTATAGATACTCAGTCGAAAACGGTTCCAACCAATCTTGGCCCGAATTCTATGGTAATGCTAATGTTGTTGACCCTGCTACTGGTCGTGGTTCCCTTGTTAGAACCAGTGGTTCTATGCTTATCCTCGAGTTTGGTAAGGATATTCAAATTACTGAAGATTTCTATGCCAGTGGTTCTCTTGCGAATATCAATCTCCAAGTTAGATTATCTGTTCGTAATAATACTGGTGCTCTTCTAAATGAGAATGTTGAAATCGTTCTTATTACAATGAACTCTGGTGTTTTCATTTGCGAACGTGGAACCTCTAGCCAATTCACTGGTATTCTCGATAAACAAGCAGTTCTCGAAGCCTCCTCTCAAGTTGCCTATAGTTCAAATGAAATGCGTCGTCTTGTTGGCGGTTCTTTCCTCGATACACTTAAATCAGTTGCTTCGAAGGTCCTTCCAGTCGTTAAGAATGTTGCTAATAGTATGGAGGATCCTCGCGCGAAAGCTGTTGGTGCTACTCTCGGTGCTTTAGGTTATGGTGCTGGTATGAGCGGTGGTGGCAAAATGTCCAAAAAAGATGCTCGCCTTTAAAATAAAATCTAATTCTATAGTATAAATGTCTTTAGTAGAAAGTTTCTCAATTGTTAAATCAGGACAATTTACAGCCAACGGTGCTGTTGCTGTTGTAGTTACTCCTGGGTGTGATTTATCAGCTTCCTCAGTTATCCTTATTAACCCTCAGCCTATTACTGGTGTTAACACTGGTGATGCTCCCGAATTAGTTAGTGTTAATTTAGTTAATAACACTTTTAATATTGTTTGTGGTGGCGCTAATGCTCAAACTTATAGATATGTAGTTATTAACGCCAAATAAAATAAAAATCTAATCTATTATTATAATAATGCCTTATAACAATAGATACAATCGCAGAATTGCTGATGAAGTTGATTCTATCAACGAAAGATATGTTAAACATATTGGAGAAGAATACCCTATGCAAGGTGGTTCTTTAGATACTGGCTATGATACCCAACGAGTTGTTGGTGGCGCTCGTGGTGTTGATGAATACGTCCGCAATGTATTAGAAGGAACTTATATGGTTCCTACTCAAGCTATGCCTTCTAGTTCAATGAGTGGCTTAGGATACTCAGCTGGTATGCGTAAATATAAAGGTGCTGGATATAGTGGAGGTTATAGAATTCGTAAGGATTTACCCGTAGAAGAAGCGAGAGCTTTAGCAAGGGCTAAATTTGAGGCAACGAGGGCAATGAAAGGAGAGCAAGGAATTCAAAGAAAGAAACGCACCCTTAAACCAGAAACAATTGCTAAACGCGAAACTGCGAAAGCCTTAAAAGCTTTAGAACGTCGAGTTGCTAAAGAAGATAAAGAAGAACGTGCTTTTATGAACGAAGCTAAAAGACAAGAAAGAGCAATGAGAAGGGAAGCTAGAGAAGAAAGAGATTACCAAAAAGAACTTCGAAGACAAGATAGGGCAATTCGTAGAGAAGAGAAGGGATTAGCACCCAAGGCACGCAAACCAAGTTCTTGGAATGACCACGTTAGAGCAGTCGCTGCTACAATGCCAAAGGGAACTCCATTACCTGTTATTACTCAGGCTGCGAGTGCAACTTATCGTAAAGGTCTTTCTAAACAAACTGCTCAAGGTATATTTGGTGACTTAGGATATAAGCGTGGTAGATTTATGGAAGATGTCTCGGGTGCTTTAGCCGATTTACCAAGAAAGTCTAGAGTTCAATCAAGAACTAATTTAAGCGAAGCACGTGATTTTGGACAAATGGAAATATTATAAAAATCTAATGTATAAATAGTATAATGAGTTCAATAAGTTTAAGAAACAAATTAAATCGCGAAGCTTATGAAGAAGATTTGCGGGCTAATAAAGCTGTTTTAGAAAGAGAGATACGTCAAGTAGATTTAATGGGAGAACCAATGCGACCTGTGACAAGTGATGAAGCAGTCCTTAGTGGAAATATTGAGAAATTTGTTAATGCTATGTTAAATAACTTAGAGCAAAAGGAAATTGTAATTGATACACTAGATACCGAACAGGGAATTATAGGAAAACCCGCTTTACGTAAAGACCTAACATTAGCACCTCTAATTGTTGATTGGAATAGTATAGTTTCTTATTACATTAATCCAGCTAATACTCAAAAACAACGCGATAGCAATATAATGACTATAATGCGTCTAGAACAACCTATTCAAAGTTTATTAAATGTTATTGATGGAACAATTGGTTTTTTTATTGTAAATATTCCTGATGAATCATTTTACATACAAACACTAGTTTTACTTATTAAACTTCACAGCTTTACAAGCTTAGTAAAATTACAACTAAAAAGTGGCATTTTAAAAAAAATTAGTGCTTCCGATATAGAAAGAGAATATTTGAATTTTATTAAAAATCCACCTTTATATCGCGAGGAATTATCTGAATTATTTAATAATAGACAATATCAAATACAATTTTATGCAGGAAAACCAGTTAATGAACTTCCACGATTAGAAAGACGTCTATTAGAAGAAGAGTTAGCAGATGGAGATGAGGAAGATGCCGAAGAACTGGGTCTGAGAGCTATTATGACTGCCGATGAAATGTCCGCTTTAGCATACTCTCCTCCTACATCAACTCGTTCATCAGTTAGAAGTGTTAGTCCACCACCAGCTTCTGCTGGTCCTTCGACTGCACCTAAACAGTCTAAAGGTGGTATGTCGGATCTGGTAATAGATGGTCTAAATGTAAAAGCAAATAAAAATGGTGTAATATTTTATCAAAAAAAAGCAGGCGGGTTTATACGCTTAGGAACCTTTGATTTAATAGACGAACAATGGATTGAAGTTGATGATGATGCTTTGGAAATGGCTACTCAACTACAGCTACAAGGAAAGGGTCTAGGACGTTCTAGAAGAATTAAATTTATACCAAGTCCTCTTGACTACAGATACGAAAGAGATGACCCTTACGGTGATTACCGACTGGAATAAAATAATTCTAATATATATATAGTATGGATATTTTAGCTAAAAGAGAACTTTACACTTACCCTGATTTAGTTAAAAAACTTATATCAAACATAAAAATAGGACAAAATCCTATAGTGCTTTTAGGAAGTGCTTCGTTAAAATCACAGCAAAATTTTAGTGATTACGATTTGTATTCTAAAATACAAGTTAAAAACCCACAAACGGTCTATAATTATTTAGTTGATATTTTGGATTTAGTCAAAGGTATTGCGGATTTATATTTAACCGAAGTTAAACTAGAATTAAAAGATGGAACTAAAATAAGAGAACTTTTAGGTTATAGTAAATTCAAGGATATTTTTAAAGACATTTCATTTATAAAGTTGGATTTTATAGGTAAAATTGGATTTGACTATAAAGATATATCAATTATATATGACTTTGACAGGGACAAGAGAAGCGATGAACTACAAAAATCACTAAAAGAAGATATAGGTAAATTTTATAAAGAAGGAGAATACTTTAAAGTATTAAAAAGGTTATTTAACTTATTTAAACTACAAGAAGATAAAAAGAGATTACTAGAACTTTCTAAAATACTTAATAGTCATTTAGGAAAACAGTATGTAAAACTCACAGAGAAAGAAACACGCCGAAAGTTGGGGTTATTAAACGAAACCAAACGAGAACTCGAGAAAGAACGACAACAACTAAACTCAAAAGCTTTAGATATTCTAGAGGGTTTAACAGGTGTTTAGGTTCTTTTAGATTAAACTAGGCGGAACTGGTGGAACCAGTGGAACCGTTATTTACACCAGTATTCAATAATTTTATTTTTATATTTTTATTATTTTCATTTTTTATAAAAGTAGAAAGTAGAGAAAGAGGTCTAAAACACGGTTCCATCGGTTCCACAGTTCCACCTAGTAGACCTATAGTAAATACTAGTAGCAAAAGAAAATTGACGTCAGATAACCAAAAAGCGTCATACTATAGGACAAACAATCGCACGAAGCAATGTCTATTACCAAAACAACAACCTCTTTCGAAGAATGTGGTGTTATTCTAACTGAAGTGATTAACCCAGATGATATTACCTATAGATTAAGAATATCGCCTGATATGGATTTAGTGCATACTAGAGGATATTTTGAAAATGTAAAGAATGTTTTTGATTATGTATTCGCAAAATCATATGGTAAATTCGATAAATTAAAGAATGCTGGTGATAGAAAAGTTATATTCTGTGAACTAGATGCACTAGACCTTAATCGTGAAATTTGTATTAATACTAGAAATTTATTTGACGACATAAACTTAGGTGCTATGAAGCACGTAATCGACTGTGCTATTTCAAATTCAATAGAGAAATGCACAATATTAACTAAACTAATAGAACAAATTCAAAAAAAAATTACTTATAAGCAAGTTTCAGACAAGAAGGAAGCATTGCGACAAAATAAGGAACTCACCGAGTTAGATAAGTTAAATAATTATCTTAGAGACTACATTTACACAGTAAATTGTGCTATTAAAGCAAAGAAAACTAAAAAGTTATTTGTTGATAAAGTTAAGAAATACTGTGCTGACCATATTAAAGAATTTGAGAAAGGACTAGATGAATGTCCAATTTGTTTAGCAAAAATGAAAGTAAAGTCTAGTGTAAAGTCGAATGACTGTAGTCATAAATTCTGTGAGAAGTGTATTGTAGAGTGGTTTAAAAAGCACGACACTTGCCCTTGTTGTCGTAAAGAGAATAAGACGGGTATTAGTGATATAGAGATACCACAAATAAAGTGTGGTGACCGTATATTCGGTAAAATGTATTTAGAGTGTATAAGTCAGGTGATGCGCGAGAATGTTTAAAGGCCCTAAGGGGCCATCTATCAATTTAAGGTGCGGGAATCTATTAGGCTTCCTTACTGTTTCTAGTGCGGATTAGTTAATTAATTATATGCTTAATTTTGGTTAATTTAAGGTTTTCTAGTGCGGTTTAGGTGCGAGAATCTATTAGGCTTCCGTACTGTTTCTAGTGCGGATTAGTTA